GAAGAGGCAAAAGCACTGATCGAAAAGTACTTTGAACCGTACCCGAACATCAAACAGTACATCAAAGACACCCACTACCGTGTCAGGGATAACGCCTGCGTCGAAACCATCGTAGGTCGTCAACGACGTTTCCCAGAGATGGAGGTTCTCGGGCAGTTGACCTGGAACCAAAGACAGGACTTACCTGGGAAGGCACGAGCAGCGTTCGCTCAGATCGAAAGGCAGTCCGTAAACTCAATCATTCAGGGGAGTGCTGCGGACATAGCCAAACAAGCCATGATTGTGTGTGAGAATGATCAGCGCCTACGAGCCCTGGGTGCAGATCTCTTACTACAGATTCACGACGAATTGATCTTCGAGGTGCCCGAGGAAACTGTTGAAGAAGCACGGGCCATCATCAAAGAGTTGATGGAGCATCCCCTGTCCTTCGATCTCCGTGTACCTCTGGCAGTGGACTCAGGGTTCGGTTACTCATGGGCAGCAGCAAAGGCATAAATGAACCACAGCTCCGTCGTAGTGGAGATAGCAAGAAAAACAGGGTACACCCATGCTGAAGTCGAGATGCTTCTACGTGCTTTCAGCGAAGTGATCATAGAAGCGGTCGGTGCCGGAAACAGTGTGCGTGTACAGAGGGTAGGGATATTTGAAATGTTCCTGCGTGGTCCTCGACGTAAACGCAACATGTTCACAGGGGAGGTAGGTATCTCCCCTTCTAGATGGAAGCTGCGTTTTGTCGGCGGCACAAAACTGAAGCTGGCTGTAGAACGTGGAAACAGGGCTCTTAAGAAAGACTCGTACGAAGACCGATTTTTGAAAGGAGTGACTGATGGACAAATACGCAGTAGTGATCGACCCGAAGAAAGTAACAAAGGAAAAGACGGCAGGAGACAACCAAGGAAACGCGCCAGCAGACAACCCTGACGTGAACGTTCCTATGGACCCCGAAAAAGGCACCGAGCCGTTCGAGAAAGACGACAATGGCGAAGCGTAAAAAGGAAGAGAAAGAGGTATCACAGGACCGACAAGTCAACGCGTTCTCTGTCCCAAGGGAAAACCCCCGTGACCTCATCGAACGCCTCCAAGCAAAGCTGGGCGGTGAAGGTGTCGTCATCCAGCGTGCTGACGAAGTCGAAGGCCGTATGGACCTCCGCAGACCATCAGGCATTACATCCCTGGATATTGCTTGTGGTGGCGGGGTCCCTGCCGGAGGGCTTACGCAAATCGATGGCAAGGAAGGCGTGGGAAAGAACCTTCTTCTCAACCACTACTTCCGCGCCAACCAACGCATCCACAAAGACGGCTCCAACATCTTTATGGTGTGCTTGGAGTTCAACTACGACAAGCTGTTTGCCCGTGCGTGCGGCGTCGACGTGGCCATGTCCAACTATGAGATTGAGGTGTATCAGCGCGGACGCAAGAAAGAGGGCAGAACGCTTCTCACCGAAGCCGAAGAAAACCGTCTACGAACACAGGTAGGCAGCTTCACCATCCTCAGAGGCTCCGCATCAGAGAAGCTGCTGGAAGCAGTCGTCGACATGGTACGGCTCAACTCGTACCAAGTTGGAGGAATCGACTCCTGGGATGCGATGCTGACGGCGGCAGACGACGAGAAAGACCTGGAGGACCATGCAAAAGTAGCCGACTCCGCCAACATACAGACCCGGTGGATGCGCAAAGTACAAGCAGCGCTCAGCCCCCAAAAGGTCTGTCCTGTTTGCGGTAGTCGTCCGTTGTCGTTTGAGCGTCACGGCGCAGGTGTGTCTTACAGCTGCGCCGACAAAGACGCTTGTGGGTGGAAGGGACGTACCCCGTATATGTGGGAGAACGAAACCACTATCTTTGGTATTCGCCAAGTCCGAGCAAACCTGAACAAAGCAGGGATGCACGCACGAGAATACAAGGTCGGTGGTTCGTACGCTCTGCAGCACGGAAAGCTGTTAGACATTCAGCTTCGTCCAGGAGAGCCGATCAAACAAGGCGTCAATAAGATCGGTAAGGAGATCAACTGGGAACTGACCAAGGGCAAGGCGGGCACGCATGAAGGCAAGAAGGGCATGTACGTTTACCACTACAGCCCTCCCGAGATCGACATGGTGCTGGACCTGTACAACTACTGCGAAGCCCACGACGTGATCAAACGTGGACCAAAGAGAGGTACTATGATCGTTGAGCACAACGGCAAGATCAAAGGCATGGAGGGTGAGATCAGCTACACGAGCAAAGAGACGTTCCTGCGTGCTCTTGAGGACAGCGTAGAGCTGCAGAACGGGCTTCGTACGCTGGCGTACATAGCAGCAGAACTAGGGCATGTGAGGTTCGCTTGAAACATCCTCTCGACCTGATCGTAAGACGTATTGGGTACGGGAAACGCTGTTCGGGCTGCGGTCGCTTGGAAGACACCACACGTTACACACTCAGGGACGCTACGAGTGAAGAACTCGAACAGCAGTTCCTGTTGTGTGACGTGTGTGCCGCCCACGGGTACATCGTGAAGTTCGTTGTGTCCCGCAACGAGCCCGGTGAGTCAACCAAGAATGAGCGCCGCCGACGTGTACGTATCTCACGTAAATTGGAGACAGAACTCGCACGAGACGTAGGGGGCAAAGTACAGCCAGGGTCAGGCAACAAAGACGAAAAGGCAGATGTACGTGTTCGAGGAAAATGGCGCATCGAACACAAGTACACAGACAGCGCTTCCGGTTACCGGGTAAACGTCCGAGACCTGAACGCCGTCATTCGACACGCCAACATGGCAGGGGAGCTTCCTGCTTTGATCATGAACTTCCGCACACTCGACAAGCGCAAGTTCGCAGTAGTCCCCTACGAAGTATTCACACAACTGATGGAGCTTTCCTATGAACTTGACCCGAATAAGTGACCTGCAGCATCCCTACAAACCGCTGCTCAAAGAAGTGACCTTGATTCCCCGAATCGATGCGCTTCTGGAAGATATGAACACTGAGAAGATGTCCATAAAGGCCGACATACAGTTGGGGGATTCGGGCAGACGTACGCACGTATTCCACGCCTCTATGATCGGAGAAAAATCCGGTAAGCAGGACGACTTCCCTATGGGGTGCCAACGTAAACTGTTTTACAGCTACACAGGTGCCCCGTCTGAAGGGGCGGTTGATCCAAAGCTGAGACGTATCTTCGATACAGGCACAGCTGTGCACTCGCAACTACAGGCGTACCTCAGCTTGATAGCCCAACGAAGTGAAGGTGAAATAGAGTTCACCCCCGAGGCCGGCGTAAACCCGAAAAACAATGCGGTCGCCGACAAGTATGATATCTCGGGACACACGGACGGTATTGTGCAGGTAACGACACCACAAGGCGTTGTTCGTTTCGGCCTAGAGATCAAAACGATCAATGACGCTGGGTACAAGACCACGAACAGCCCACACGGACACCACCTCACACAGGCCACGGTGTATCAGGCTTGTTTCGATCTGCCGCTGTTCCTGTTCCTCTACTACAACAAGAACGACTCCAAGATGTCGGAGTTCATCCACGTCTTTGATCCAAGGAGATGGGATGCGATTCAGAGAAGACTGAACAACGTGCGGGCTGCCGCAATGTCAGACGGCGTACCAGACCGCGAGACATCGTGGCAGTGCGCTACGTGTAACTGGAAGGGTGTGTGTAAGCCTCCGAAGAAGATGTCTCACACAGCCGCCGCGAAGATGTTTCAAATCAAAAAGGGGAAGTAGATGGCGATTTCACTGTCACTCAGTTATCAGGATGGTATTCGTGCTTACGATCAAGCGGTCGACAAAGGAGAAGCCCAGCTACTGAAGATGGGCTTCCCACCTGCAGAACGCCCGGTTGACTCACAAGGGATATTCGCGGACAGGCCCACGCTTCCACCAAAGCTCAGCGCCTTGTCCATGTCCGAGCTACAGGACCTGATGGGATGGTTCACGGCATGGTACTCCTACGCCCTTGAGGCGCTGCCACAAGTCGCCGCTGAACGAAACTCTGCATTCAACAAAAAGGACTTTGCCTGGGCGTCCATTCGATCTGAAAAGCGCAGCAAGACAAGCAAAGACAAAGACGACGAAGCTAGAACAGACGCAAGGTACGTTCAGGCCAACACGGATTTTGAGACAGCCGACTACAGGCACAAGCGTGTGTCCGCTGTTTGCCGAGGACTCGAAAGAGAGATCGAAACGATCTCCCGAGCCCAAAGTGCCCTCGAAAAACGCGTCAACGGTTTTGGCAAGACCGTGAGCGGTGAACGTGCCGTGGCCAGGACCCAAAGCGCCATGGGGGCATTTCGTTCGAGACGGGGACGGGAACAGGAATGATCTTCGACCTGTGGATCCCTTACCTGCCCCCGTCGTCAAACAAAATCTACATACGACACCCAAAAGGAATGGGAAAAATACTGTCAGGGGACGCACGGAAATTCAAAATCGACGCCATGCGCGCAATTCAAGAAGCCGGCCGTGTCGCTTTCATGTCCCTCAAAAACAATGTACCTTACGAACTCCGATTGGCTTTCTTCCTAGATACCGTCGAAAACAAGAACTCAAAAGCAGGCGAACGCTTCAAGCAAATAGACCTGAGCAACAGAGTCAAACTGATCGAAGATACGATCTCAGAAGCCACCGGAATCGACGACCGACACAATTTCAGAATTGTGCTCGAAAAACACTGCGACCCAAAAAACACAGGCATATACATCACACTGGCAGAACTGAACGAGGAAGAGGTAGGACTCACAAAGGAGCGCTATGAACTTAGACAACGTGAACTTGACGGAACTGGTGGCGCTTTGTCGAAAAGGACCGTCCCTTTTGGCACACAGAGGACTGGGGAGAGAAGTACTGATCAAATTGATCAACGAGGAAATAGACCCCGACAGTCTCCCCATCGATCCCGTAGACGATGAACGGGAACTGATGTGCTTCCTACAAGTCGAATACCCCGCCATCATCAAAAACCAACTGAAGTGCTCTGACCAGGGGTACTTCTGCCCTGATTGCCCGCCAGGACGTGTTATCTCTTGCGCGAGCATCGATATGGACCCAGGACTACGCCAACGTGGCCTGTACTCCATTGGATTGGGCCGGAAAAACAAATGAAAGACTCCTGTCGTACTTGCAGACAGCTGAACTTGTGTTCAAATACCAGCAGGGAAAAACTGATCGAAGAGTACGTCTGCACAGACTACTCAGACGCGGAGGAGGCAGACCTTACGGCACGCCTCATAGTAATCAAGGATTTCGGACCATGGGCACTCTGGTACGAAAACCCTTTATCGAACATGGAAACCATCAACGACCCGAGTGTTGTAAAACCCGTACAGAGAAGAAGGAAACGAAATGGCTGATAAATTGACCCGTGAAGAGTTGGAGAATATGCGCCGTGTTCAGTTGCGTACTCTTGCCGTCCAGTACGGCATGGAGCAAAACGAGTGCTCCGACGCTGCATCTCAAAAACTGATCGACTACATTCTCGCCAACCAAGACGGCAACGGGAAGAAGGCGGCAAAAGGCAAGGCAGAGGAAACCAAGGCACCCGCAGGTCGTGGTCGTCGAGGACAGGTCGAAGAGCCCGAGGAGCCCGAAGAGGAAGACCAGGAAGGGGAAGACCAGGAAGAGGACGAAGCTCCTGTTCGTGGACGTGGACGAGCTGCTGCGAAGGAAGAGCCAGAGGAGGCTCCGGCACGTGGCCGCGGCCGCCGTGAGCAGACACAGACAGAGGAACCGGTTGCTGCAACTTCTCGTGGACGACGTGGAGAAACCACTGCACCACCTGCGGCAGACAAAGACGACAGCATGGACGAAGTCATCAGACGCCTGGACGCTCTCGGCAAGATGCTCGACGAGGTGAAGAAAGAGAACAAGGACCTGGCCAAACGTCTGTTTGTCGCCAACGGCCTTGTCCAGGAAGTGATGATCGAGTTGAAGATTCCTGAGAAGGATATCGACTCGGTGATCGACGGACTTGAAGAGGACTTTGATAAGGGAAAAGGCTAAAAGCCTCCAGTCCTGTTCGACCAAAACCAGAAGAGCTGATCGAGTACTCCCTGGAATACCTTACGTCTCTCGAGCTGCCTGAACTCCAGGCACTTGCAAAGACGTTGGTGGTTCTAGGGAGCACCGATGAGATGGACAAAGACGCGTTGCTGAGTTTGCTTCAGCGCGAAGCTGTCTAGGAGAAGGGAGCC